ACCTTTCTTTCGCGATATCAAAATTTACGGACTTAATCAGCACAAGTTTGCTGCCTATGTGCTGGTGAATCCAATGATCACAGATTGGAAACACGACACCTATGACTACAGTCAAGGCAACGGCATTATGACACATACCGTGACAATAAGATATGAAACTGTAAAATACTATTCAGGTGCCATTGGTGCTGTGCGTCCTGATACCAATGTGGTTGGCTTTGCTGATCCCAATCGTTACGATCAAATTCGCAGTTCAATCTCGCGCCCTGGCAGTCAGTCAACTGTGCTGGGACAAGGCGGTCTACTGGATGCGGGCGTGGGCATCTACGAAGATTTGACTGCACTGATGTCTGGTCGCGGCAGCCTTGCCAATGTGATTGGTGGTGTACAAAAAGCACTGAATGTAAACCAAACACTGAAGAAAACACCACTCAGCAATATCATACGCAATGATGCAAATGCTGTCAAGCAAGATGTGTTGCGCAACAGTTTACCGGGCGCAATGCGCAACGCGGCAAACTCTGCCAACAGTATGTTATTTCCTAAACAACCGCCTCCTAGAACATGAACTCAGTTAATAATACCAACTATAATCTGGATCTCACTGTGAGAGTGTTTGACAGCTTTTACGGATATGAGCAGTTTGTTGACAGCAATGAGTGGGATGCAGTTCTCAGTTACTTCAAATCAATATACACTACTGATTCTGCCGCTGCCAACTTTGCCACCGCACTGTTTAGAGTTTCCAATGAACAAAGCATACCTGCACTGTCATTGTTACAGCAGATGCAAACAACTGAAAACACTGCAGAACTAAACTTGACTCTGGCCTACTATCTTAACAATCAACGTAGCAACAGCACTTTGCTTGGCGTATCACAACCTGTGCAGCCAAACTACTATGCGGCACGAAATGTCCGGGCATGAGCAAGTTTGCGCAAGGACCCTACACTGTAAAAAATCCTGCCAAATATGTGGGCAAAGGTGTGCCACGTTATAGGTCAGGATGGGAGTTGAGTTTTATGCGATTCCTGGACAACAACGACAATGTGATGCAGTGGGCCAGTGAAAGTATACAGATCCCTTATCGCAATCCTGTTACAGGAAAACAAAGCATATATGTGCCGGACTTTTTGATCACTTACAGAACACGCCAAAACACCTTGATTGCAGAAGTGATCGAAATCAAACCCAAAAAACAAAGCATCATTGAAAGCAAAATGAGCAACAGAGACCGTATGGTAGTGGCCATCAACTACGCCAAATGGGATTCTGCAACCAAATGGTGCAATCGCAACGGCTTAAAATTTCGCGTAATCACAGAAGAAGACATGTTTCGTAACGGCGGAAAATAAGCCGCACTATACCGCAAAAGCGGTAAATATGGTATGACTAAAAAATTAGAAGACCTCTTCGACTTGCCGTCTAGCACTGCCGATACAGACGAAACTGTGCCGGATATTGCCACCACGCAATATGCCATAACTGAAATTGACAATGCCATTGACAAGATTGACGCTGCCTTACCCAGTGTGCGTGATCTAGAAGCTTCAGATGGCGACATGGACGAACTGGCACAAAAAGCCACAGAAACCTTTGATGACCTAATGGACCTTGGTATGCAAGTGGACAGCCGCTATGCCAGTGAAATCTTTGCAGTGGCAGGTGCCATGCTGGGACATGCACTTACTGCTAAAACAGCCAAGATGAACAAGAAACTCAAGATGATTCAGTTGCAGTTGCAAAAAGCCAAACTGGATCTGGACCGGGAAAAACGTGCAGGTGATACTGAAGAAGAATCTGTGGAAACTGCCGAAGGTCAAGTGCTGAGTCGCAACGATTTATTGGATCGACTTATCGGCACAAGAGATCAAAAGAATAAACCTGCATAAATATCGTATAGGGATTGATTATGAAACATTTTAAAGAATACTTGTCAGAAAACGAAAGAGTATACAACTACCGCATTAAAATCGTGGGTGATACTCCCAAAGATCTAGTTCGGGCACTGGAAGAAAAACTTCGTCAATTTGACGTGGTTAAGATAACCACGCCAAAGACATCACCAGTTCAGGCTCGTCCGGCAGACTTTCCTGCGTTCGATAACCATAGTGTGACACACATGGATGTTGAATTCCGCTATCCTGCAATTGAGCCACAGATACAGCAGATTGCACAAATGATGGGCATTGATCCAAATCGTGTGCGTATGCTTACTGTGCCGTATGAAGACAGCAATGACAAGTTGACTGCAGATGTTGAAAAACAAAATAAAGACCTATTGGATTCTCCATATCCTGCACCGGACGCAGAACAGAAGGCCTTGTACAAAGACTACTCTGCTCCGTATGATCAACATGCAGTGTTAAAAAATACCTATCGCAGTGACTTCACAGTGGCCGGCGGTCGGACACCCCCAGCAGTGACCACAAACAGTTTACCCATGGGTGACAAGAGTCCAATGACCAACGTCAAACGCCCACCCAAGCCAGCCACCGGCTACAACCCTAAAGGATAATAAAATGAGTTTTTTCCACAACCTAAACAAAACACTAGACGGCATCGCCGCCCGACCAGAATCTGCACCGTTGAACGAGCGTGACATGAGTCGTGCTGCCAAGGGCTACGAAAAATACGGCAAAGAAGGAATGGAAGCCTTGGCCAAGGCCGGACGTGAAGGCAAGTCATTAGATCCAATTCGTAACAAGTATGACAAGTATGATAACGACAAAACTGTTGACGAAGGCTTCGGTGACACGATGGCAACTGCTGGCGCCAAGTTAAAAGGCTTAAAAGCAAACATTACTAAAAAACCAGCAGACCGCCAATCGGCAATTGATGCCCACAAAGGTATCATGAAGAAAGAGTATAATAAAATGCGTGATGCATATCCTAACTCTCGTATGCCGCTATCTGGACCAGGACCTTCAAAACGTTTTGATGATGCAGAACAAAGTGCCGCTATGCATAAAATTAATTTAGATGGCGGCATGGAAGAAGGCATTGGTGATGTGGTCAAGAAAGTTGGCGGCATGGCCAAGAAAGCCGGCAGTGCAGTGCTGAACAAGGTTGGCCACGGTGACGACGTAGACATGATCCGTGACTTGCAACGCAAAATGGACATGCCACAAACTGGTATGAAGCCTGGTGATGAACCCAACCCCAAACAGATCAAAGAAAAAATGTCACCAGCCAAGCAAAAAAGTTTTGCCGCCCTAGCACCTCCTGCAGACAAAATCACGTTCGCTGACAAGATTGCCGGCGCTAAAAAAGAAGTTGATGAAATGCTAGGCGACGTGGCTGCTGAAGCCATGCGTAATGCACTAGGTGGTCGACAACAAGTGGCTGACGAAGGCAATGCATTTACCGGTGCTCTGGCCAAGACACCAAAGGGCGGCAAGTTCAAAGTTGGTGGTAAAGAATTTACAGATACCAGTAGTGTTGACGAAGATGATGATCTTAATCCGTTTACCAACTACAAGAAGCCACGCCGAGACACACCGCGCACAGGTGAAGTCACACACGGTGCCAAGCATGACACAGAGTGGACAGCAACAGGCCGTCGAGTAACACGTAGAGTTGATCCACAAGGAAACTCTGTTGGATCAGAAACTGATGCCGAAGGCAACACCATTGACAAGCGTGGACGTGGTCGTCCAAAGGGTCCAGCAAAAGGACCCGAACGCACCACTGCTAAGGCCTACAAGCACAAAGGCGAGCGTAAAGTCAAAGAAGGCGACATGGAAGAAGGCTATGACCAAGGACAGTCACAACAAATTTATAACGAACTTGCTGATATTCGAGCAATAGCAAAGCAAGCACAGCGAGGTGGCGAATTCCCACAAGGGTATGCCAGTCGTTTAGAATCTGTTTTGTATGCGGCAATGAAATTAATTCAAAATCAACAGTCGGGCGACGCACAAGTTAGAGAAGCAGAGTCTACAGATAAAAAAGACAACCGCGCAGAACGTGCCGGTAAGCAAGTTACCAAAGACATCGAGTATGATGAAAAGAAAAAAGATGGTATCCATGGTAAAAAGCGTGGTGCCGAAGATGCTAAGGCCGAAAAAGCCGGCAAGAAGGTAGCCAAAGATATTGAGTATGATGACAAGAAAGACGAAGTCAAAGAAGACGAGCCTAAGAAATCCAAGAGCAAGTTCAAGTTTGGTGGCAGTGTTTACGAAACACTGGATGCACAACTAGAAACTCTAATCACAGAAGGCATGAGCGTCACTGTGAACATGAGTCAAGATGATGAACACGGTGAAGATCGTAAAAACATCACTGTGAATGCTGACGGAGAAGATGCTGATCGTCTAGCAGAACTGCTGAAAATGGCCGGCATCAGTCAACAATCCAGTGGATGTGGATGCGGCCAGTCACCATGCGGTTGCGACGTGATTGACGAAAACGATCCCAACTGGCCCAGCAACACTGAGACCAGTGACAATGCACTGCAATACTCCGGTGGATTAAACGGTCCCAAGTCCACAGGACAATCTACTATACCAGTGCTGGCAAGTCAACTGCGTAGACAAGTCAGCATGGAAGAAAGTGCAAAAGTTGAACAGAACCTGTTGAACTTATACCGAACATTTGGAAAGTAAAAAATGCCTATTCAAGTAATCAACACCGCAGGCAACATTGTGTGGACCACAGACAAAGCATCTATTGCTGCCAACAGCACTGATGTCACATACCAAGTGTTTGCCACAGCACTGGGCACTGCCACCGCTGAGGGTAACTTGTATGCCAACGTGGTTTCTGTTCCATCAGGAACTGTACAAGAAATTTATGTTGGTGCAGGCAATCGTCTTATCCTGGCTGGTGCTAATGTAACTGCCACAGCCCTGGGCACAGCAAGTTCTGCACAGTCCAGTGTGTACAACGCTGCCGGTTCATAAACATGCGAGCCCACGAGTTTCTCATTGAGAAACAGGTTGGCAAGATTGGTCAACGACGGAGTCGAGCCACTGTTGGACTCAACAAGTTCAGAGACAAAGATCTAGCCGATAGAGTGTATGAACTCAATCGAGTCATGATGGCTGCCGCTTGTACCGATGGCACATTTGTTCCAACAATAGATCATGAATCCTGGGCCGGTCGCTACAACGTGGCCATGCCCTACACCGATGTTGAACAGGACATGATAGAAAAAGCATTCCAAGCTGTGGGTTCAGATTACGAAGACCTCAATCACGGTGACCTACGCAGCCAAGAACTAGAGTCTACCAACAAACGCAGTCCTGTACAAGGTTTCAAAGGATATCCCCGATGAGAGCCCGTGAATTCATAGCAGAGCAACAGGGACTTCCGCCGGAAACCAAAGAACCTTTGCGTTACACCTACACTTTGCCCGGCCTGAGTTCATCTGACCCGTACAAAACATATCGAGTAGGTGTGGCACTGGCACGAGCACGTAGTGACTCTATAAAAGACGATCTAAATCCGTTTATGCCTGCATGGTCAGCCGAAACAACATTTGGTGAACATGCAGTTGTGGCCGGTATGAACGCTGACATAGCACAAGTTATTGATCAAGCTCTAGCAATGACCAACACGTCAGGCGGCAAGAAATTAGTATCCACACCCAAGAGTGACGAGCCTGCGTTTGTAGTGACACAGAGCCCGGTAAAAGCGTTCAAGGGATATCCACGATAAATGGCCAATCCACCACCACCATACGACGACATCACTGGCATTAGTCGTGCTGTAATGAAAGACAACGCACAAGTAACAATAGAAAACTACAACGGCAATGCCAGACCTGGTGAGTTAGTAGTTGATCAACTTACTGATCAAGTGTTTATTGGCAACAGCTCGGGTGCATTGACACAAATTGCTGCCGGAATTACCAATGGTGGCAATGCAGGACTTCCTGTGGGATTTTTGCAATTGGCCTACAATCCCACCACTGGCGAAATTGTGTACTACACCTAATAGGTATCCTTATGAAAAAACTTTTAATTCTTTTAGCACTTGTGCCTTGTCTAGTACTAGCACAACCCAAACAAAAGCCCGGCGTTGTTTATGACGCTGTGATCACTAGAGTGATTGACGGCGATACTGTGGGCATTGCAGCCACTTGGTTACCTGCTCCACTGAAACCAGAACTCAGCATTCGTGTGTACGGTGTGGACACTCCGGAAAAAGGCTTCAGAGCACAATGCCCTAGTGAAGCACAAAGAGGTGAAGCAGCCTCGGCATTTACCAAACAACTGATTGCCAACAGTCAAAAACGACAAATTGTGCTGATGGACTGGGACAAGTACGGTGGCCGTGTGCTGGGCGATGTCATACTCAACGGTGTTAGTCTGCGCCAACAGTTGATTGCCAATGGATTTGCACGTGAATACTACGGCGAGGCCAAAACAAGTTGGTGCCAATGATACTCCTGTAAATACAGGATGACGACTTTCTACTGTGCCGCGCCCTGGCGTGGCCTACATATAAACCCACGTGGCGATGTTAAAACCTGTTGTGCAGGCGACCCCAACATGTTGGGCAATCTAAACACCAACAACATCATTGAAATTCTTAACGGAGATCTGTTACAGGAAATTCGTGGTAGTATTGCACAAGGCAATCCACACGCATACTGTTCTAACTGTGTGCAAGCAGAACGACTGGGTGGCCGGTCTGAACGTGATTGGCACAACAGCGTAAATCCCAACTTTGATTATGCCACTGCAGGCTCACAATACCACTATCCTGTTATTATAGACATACGCTGGAACACCACTTGTAATCTAAGTTGTAACTACTGCATGGAATATTGCAGTTCAAAATGGGCCAGTCTCAAAGGTATTCCTTTTAAGTCAGGCTCACGTCCTTACTATGAACAAGTATGCGACTTTATTGAACAACACCAAGAACACATACACGAAGTGGCCTTGGTAGGTGGCGAGCCTTTGTTGTTGCCTGAAAATGAACGACTGCTTGATGTTATTCCGCCTGATGCTATTGTGACTCTGATCACCAACATGAGCGTGGATTTAGACAAAAACAAAATCTTTAAAAAACTAAGCCAACGAAATCGAGTTGGCTGGAGCATGAGCTTTGACAACATCGGCAATCGGTTTGAATATGTCAGACATGGTGGTGAATGGGCGTTGTTAAAGCACAACTTGGCTGCAGTCAAAGAACTAATAACCAACTCTGGACACTGGGGCGGCATCCATGCTGTGTACAATATCTACAATGCTACACGGGTTGTGGAATTGCGTGAGTGGGCACAAGAGCAAGGTGTATCGGTACTGTGGCAGAACTTGTTTCAACCTGATTACCTTGATCCGTTCTTGCACGGCCCAGGTGTTGCCAAATTGGCAGCCGCAGAGATTGAACGTTTCTATGCCACAGGATTGGCAACATCAGTTGAACGATCA